GTGGACAGGCTTATGCGTCTGACAAATGGGATGAAAAAATAGGAGATCTTATAAACTACTTACTGCTACTAAGAGTTGCAGTAAAAGGGTGCGGATTAGAAGAGCCAAGGGAGGCATAAAAATGACAGTAGAACAAGAACTAAGAGCACTAAGAAATTTTTATGATATGACGCTTCCGGAGCTCGCTGATAAGTCAGGTGTATCCGTTAACACCATTCGCAAAATGGAAAGAGGCGAAAGAGTGAAGCTGGATATGATGGAGCTCATCGCAGAAGCATTCGGAAAGAAAATAAAAGTTATTTTGGAGTAAAAAATATGATTTTATCAGGGAAAGAAATCGAAAGAGAAATAAAGAACGGAAATATAAAAATAGAGCCATTTGACCGAAGTAAAATAAATCCTAATAGCTATAACTTAACTCTAAGTGATGAGCTGGTTGTTTACGAAAATAAAACTTTAGACATGAAAGAAAATAATCCAACAGCTCGACTGATCATACCAAAAGAAGGTTTGTTGCTGCAGCCGGGACGAGTATATCTTGCCAGAACCATTGAGAGGACTTTCACAGATAAATATGTTCCTATGCTGGAAGGGCGTTCTTCTGTTGGTAGACTGGGGATATCGGTACATGTCACTGCGGGGTTTGGTGATATTGGGTTTAATGGACATTGGACTTTAGAAATCACAGTGGAGCAGCCAACAGTGATTTATCCGGATGTAGAGATATGCCAAATCTATTATCACACCATAAAAGGTGACTATGATTTATACAGCAGTGGGAAGTATCAGAACAATAGAGGCATACAACCGAGCTTGATGTATAAAGACTTTGAGGTGATAGGATGAAATTTTTCTGTGCTATAGTTTCCCTTATTTTCCTATTAACAACAATCATTTTAGTTTTAAATTTACCGTTTATTACGATTTTGCAGTATTGGTGGGCCTTTTTAACAGGGGTAGTTATTTCAGGCACGGTGTTAGTGTTTTGTGTTATTTCAGTTATAGCAGATATTGCAGAAAGGAAAAGAAGAAAATGACATATCAAGAAAAAGTAAAGTTTTTGAAAAGGTATAAGCAGATAGATAAAGAAATTAATCAACTTCTACTTGAGAAAAGCGAAATATTTTCCCTCGGAACTAAGCTAACTCCTACATACAGCGATATGCCCAAAGGTACGAGTGAAAGCGATAAGGTGCAGTCAACTGTAGAAAAGCTGGAAGAATATGAAAGAAAGATCGATATCAAAATCGATGATTGGTGCGAGGCAAAGTTAGACATTGAAAAAGCGATCCATACGGTGGAGAGTGACAAACTTAGACTGCTGTTAAGATATCGATACATAAATGGGTGGACGTTTGAGCAAATAGCGGTACAAATGCACTATACTTGGAGACAAATCAACCGACTCCATAAGAAAGCAATAAATGTCATAGAATGTCATATAGATAGTGTGGTATAGTATAAACTGAAGATTAAGAGAAATAAGACTGTGCAGAAGCACGGTCTTATTGTTTTTTACAGAAAGAGAGGTGAAGTCCATGACAGATAAGCAGAAAAGATTTGCAGATGAGTACTTGATCGACTGTAATGCCACAAGAGCATACAAGGCTGCATACCCTAGCGTAAAAAAAGATGAAACTGCACGAAAGCTAGGTAGTCGAATGATGACAAATGAAGACGTCAAAAAATACATTGATAAGAAGCTTAGTGAAATAAGCTCTGCAAAAATCGCAGACGCTACAGAAGTCATGGAGTACCTGACTTCTGTATTACGAGGAGAGTCTCGCTCTGAAATAGTTGTGATTGAAGGTTGCGGAGAAGGGGTTTCATCTGCACGAAGCATAGAAAAAGCACCTGATGAAAAAGACCGCTTAAAAGCAGCGGAAATGCTAGGAAAGAGATACGGGCTTTATACTGATAAAGTAGACTTAGGTGGAGCTGTATCGATTGTATTCTCGGGAGAGAGTGAACTTGAAGACTAAAAAAATATTTTTGCCTGATGTTGTAGGGAAAGGATATAAAGATTTTTGGACATTTAAGGGCCGATACCGTATATGCAAAGGAAGCCGAGCAAGCAAAAAATCTAAAACAACAGCGCTCAACTTTATTTATCGCATGATGAAATACCCCGGTTCTAACCTTTTGGTTGTACGTAAGACGTATAGAACACTTAAAGATTCCTGTTTCACAGAGCTTAAGTGGGCAATTGCGAGGTTAGGTGTAACAAATAACTGGGAGTGTAAGGAATCCCCGTATAAGCCTACAGGTCAAAAAATATATTTTCGTGGGCTGGATGACCCGATTAAAGTCACATCGATAACGGTAGCAGTGGGAGCTTTGTGTTGGATGTGGATAGAAGAAGCGTATGAAATTAACAAAGAAGATGATTTTAATATGCTTGACGAATCCATACGCGGTCAGGTTCCAGAAGGTCTCTTTAAACAAATTACGCTTACTTTTAACCCGTGGAATGAAAAGATATGGATTAAAAAGCGCTTTTACGATGTAGAACCTGATCCAGATATACTTGCTATAACGACCAATTACATGTGTAATGAGTGGTTGGATAGCGCGGACAAAAAAGTATTTGAAACGATGAAACGCGACAATCCACGGCGCTATCAGGTGGCAGGATTAGGAAATTGGGGGATTGTAGAGGGACTGATATTCGACAATGTAGAAGAGAGAAACTTTGACTACACATCTGACGGATTTAAGAAGGAACACCCAGATTTAATATCAGCTTTCGGACTAGATTTCGGCTTTACCAATGACCCAACTGCTCTTTTTTGCGGGTTGGTAGATTTGCAGGCTCGTGAAATATATGTATTTGATGAGCTATATCAAAAAGGGCTTACCAATCGACAAATAGCTGATAGAATTATTTCTATGGGGTATGGCAAGTCCATGATAAGGGCAGATAGCGCAGAACCAAAGTCCATTGTGGAGTTGCAAGAGCTTGGGTTATTAAAAGTAGGGCGAGCACGTAAAGGAAAAGATAGCATCAATAACGGTATTCAAAAGATTCAAGATTTTAAAATCGTGGTCCATCCTAGATGTGTAAATTTCATTACGGAGATAAATAATTACACCTGGGACGAGGACAGATTTGGAAATAAAGTTAATAAGCCTATAGATGATTTCAACCACTTAATGGACGCCATGCGCTATGCTATGGAAGATGTAGGAAACACTGAAACATTTAGTTTTGATTAAAGAGGGGTGAGAAAAATAATATTTAATTTAATATCGGGCGAAACAGAAACAACTAGAATTAATCACATTATAGAAACAGGCGCCAAAAATCGCTTGACCGACCTACAGTTTTTGCAGCGTGAAATCTATGAATGGCGCAATTCAGCCGAACGTCAATGGCAGATAACAGGAGAACGATATTATGGAGGGAACCATGATATCATATTGCACAAGAGAACTACCATAGACGAAGACGGAGACTTGAAAGAAGTAAAAAATCTCCCAAACAACCGAATTGTAGATAACCAATATGCAAGAATGGTAAATCAAAAAGTGAACTATTCTTTTGCAAAACCTTTTAGTTTAGATACTAAAAACAAAGATTATGCTAAGACGCTTCGGAAAATATTCAATAGCCGGTGGGATATCACATTAAAAAATATTGCAGAAGATAGCTTTAACGGTGGAATAGGATGGCTTTATGTCTACTACACCCCAGCAGCAGAGCTGGCTTTTAAACGTTTTGAAAGTTATGAAATTCGACCGCTATGGCAAGATTCAGAGCATACGAGGCTTGACGCAGTTATTAGGCTGTATGAAGTTGTTTTGTATGATGGCAGTTCACCTTCTGTTCAGGAGCACGTAGAAGTGTACACGAAAAAAGG